GGGCGTGGGAACGTCTCGAGGCCGATCAGAAGGAAGCCGCCCGCGTCTCGCAGCTGAAGGACGCCCGCATCGCCGAATTAACGCAGGAGGTCGCTCGTGTTAAGAAGGACGCCAGTAATAACGTCTGGACGCTGACGGGTGCCGGCCTCGCGGTCATCGGCGCGCTGCTCACCGCCTTCCTCTCCCCGAAGGTCGGCCTCCCGCTCCTGGCGTGCGGGGCCTTCTGCGGCTCCGTCCCCTTCATCATCGACTCGCCCTATTTCGAGTACGCGGCAGGGGCGACCATCATCTGCGTCTGCGGCCTCGGCCTCTGGTGGCTCGCCGACAAAGTCCGCGACTCGGTCAACAAACCTTCCTCCCCCGATGACCAAGCGAAGTAAGGTCAAGGTCGTCTGGCGCAAACTCGGCAAGGAGAAGGCTTGGGGTCAGGCCACGATCGGCGAGAACCTCATCGAGATTGACCCCCGCCTCGGAGCACGCCGCCAGCTCGAGGTGCTCTGCCACGAGCAAGTGCACCTTACCTTCCCGGGCTTAAGCGAAGCCGAAGTAGACCGGGCGGGCAAAGACCTCGCCGCCCTCCTCTGGGCACAGGATTACCGCCGCGTCGTCCTCGCCCCTAACGCCAAGCCGCCCCGCATCTCGTGAGCGCTTCCCCCTTCAACCCCGAGGACATCCCCAAGGAGCTCAAGGACGGCCTCGTGGCCTCCATCCTTGGCGGCCTTGCGATGACGGCCCGCCTCCTCCTCTCGACCGAACCTGTCTCCCTTGGCTGGGTCGTCCGCCGTGTCCTCGCCGCCGCGATCACCGCCGCCATCGTCGGCTACGCCATCCAAGAGCACATCCAAAGCCCCGGCCTTCGCATGGGCGTCGTCGGTGCGGCAGGGTACGCAGCCCCCGAATGCCTGGACTACCTGATGCGTTACGTCAAAGCCCGCGGAGAGAAGGAAGTCGCCGCAGTCGCCGGCAAGCCCACCAAGCCCAATGGCAAAAAAGCCCCTACCAAGCCCAAGCGCAGGAAGTGAGGTCAACCTCCTGCTGGCGGTCTGCCTGCTGACGGCCTTCGCGGGACTGTCGGCCTTGGCCTCCGCTTGGATCGCTGGCTTCGTCCTCGACCAACTGCAGAACACTGAGGCGATGGCGCTCATCATCGTGGACGGGGTCATCAAGTCCGACTCCCAAGACTTGGAACGGAATATGTCCTGGGCGACGATGGCCCTGAAGTCCGTCCGCGACCTTGGCTGGGCGTTGTCAATCGGGTGCCTTGGGGTGGGGGTGGCGGCCTTCTTACGCTCCCGCCGTCAAAACGCCTCCTGAGGCCAGCCAGAGGGGTCTAATGGCCTGTTGACAGGCGACCCAAGGCGGGCATCTTAAGCCCTGCAACGGACTTGGCCTATACCTCTGTTAGCCCGGAGGCACGCTGGGTTCATCCAACAAACGCGGATTAGGCTGATCCGAAGACCCTCTGTGAGTAGCAGAACAGCGAAATGCAGGGGTTCGCCCCCTTTGGTGTTTCGCTTTAATAGGCCGCTGGGCTGTTAAAGGGAGGCCGTTTCCCTATGGTCGAAACTTTCGATTAAAAGGTTTGACGGATTAGGGGTGGGGTGAGAATGTAGTCGGGCACAACCGCACAACACCACATGAAAGCCCTCGTCACCCTGTCTGCCCTGCTCATCTTCGGATGGCTCGCCCTCGTAACCTTCTTCGGCCCGGAGGTCGCTCGCGCCATCAACGCCCCCGAGGCCACCAAGGCCAAGGTTCACCGCCGCGCCCGCTGATCACATGAATCCCATCGAAGAGATGTTCGCCCGCATCGACGCTCAGTTCAACGTCACCGCTCCGGCCAAGCCCCGCGTCCCCGCCGTCCGCCAGACCGCGATGCTCGCCAAAGTCTACTGCGGCCAAGCCCCGACCTCGTACCTGGTCGAGCCGAAGATTGATGGCGTCCGCGTCATCATCACCGCCGACCTCGACTCCCGCCGCGTGACCTTCGCCTCCCGCCGTGGCAACCCGCTCGCCGCCCTCGACCATCTGGCCGACGAAGTCCTCGAGCTCTTCGGCGCTCTCCGCGGGACGTGGATTCTCGACGGGGAGGCCGTCGCCGGCAAAGGCTTCTTCAACGATGTCGGGGAAATCCGCTCCACCGCACCCGCCCTGGACGCCCGCATCTGGCTCTTCGATATCCCCTCCCTCGGCGCCAAGCCTTTCGCCCAGCGCCGCAAGACCCTCGCCGACATCTTCGAGGCCGCCATGCCCAAGCCCGCATCCCTCCTGCTCGTCCCGTCCGTCAACAACCAGTCCCCCGAGGAGGCCTTCCGCCGCTTCACCGCCGAAGGTTTCGAGGGAGTGATGGTCAAGGACTGCGACGCCCCCTACTCCGCCGGCGTCCGCTCCCCCGCCTGGCTGAAGCTCAAGGCCTCCGACACCGTGGACGCGACCATCGTGGACATCGTCGAAGGCAAAGGCCGTTGCGCCCACATGGCCGGGCATATCGTCGTCCGCCTCGGCCGCCGTTACGTCCGCGTCGGCACGGGCATGACCGACACCGTCCGCCGTGATCTGCTCGCCCGCCGCGCTGACTTCATCGGCCAGACCGCCGAGGTCGCCTTCCATTGTGTAACCCCCGACGCATCCCTCCGCCACCCGTCCCTGGTCTGCATCCGGGGCGACAAGTAATCTCCCCCAACCCAACGCACACAAACATGAGCACGACAGGCATCATCAAGATCAGCGAACCCGAACGCATCCAGACCGCCAAGGACATCATCATCGAGCACCGCGCAAAGGCCGGAGCCCGTGCGTCCTACGAGCTGTATGCCATCGACTACGGCTCCGGCAAGGTTCGCGTCACGCGCATCGACCATGCCCCCACCTCGGCAGACTTCGTCCGATGCATCAACAAGAAGCGCATCGCCGTCCTCATCGACAGCCACAATATGGTCGTTGAATTCCGTAACGCATGGAAGTCTGACGACCAGGCTAAGGTGGTCGCCTACGAATCCCAGTATCAGGCCGACATCAACGCCGCCAAGTAACCTTCCGACCATGCCCTCCGCACGCCACAACCTCGTCGAGCACCTTACCTTCGCTGGTAAGAACATCCCCCTGAAGAAGCCCATGGCCGCTTACGCTGCCAACCGCCTTCAGGCCATCCTCCCGCAGATCGCCGCGCTCAACCAAGCCGGCAAGTCTCAGGCCGACGCCGCCGAAGCCCTCGGCACGACTGTCTGCACCCTGCGGGCTTGGCTGGACATCACCTCCACGCCCTGGCGCAACATCAAGCGCCGCGGCCCGTACAACATCCAAGCCAAGTAACCGCCATGCCCTACAAAAATGCCATGTCCACGCCTCCAAAGTCATTTGAGGAAATCAGCATCCTGATGGTAGAGCACCGCATGGGCGGTGATTGCGTCAGGCTTATGTTTCCTAACGGCTACGGAGCAAGCATCGTCCGTTTCGACGGTTCGTATGGTTACGAGGAAGGGCTATGGGAGGTTGCAGTTATGACCGAGAGCGGCCCTTGCTACGACACCCCCATTACAAACGATGTCATCGGCTCGCAGTCGGAAGCTGAAGTCGTCAGCCTCTGCCAGCAAATCTTCGCCCTACCCTCCCATGCCTGACCCCATGACCGACAAGGAAATCAAAGCCTACAAGCACCGCCTCTGGCGCGAGGCCAACCGCGAGAAGCATATCGCCTCTGTGCGCAGGTGGCAGATTGCCAACGCCGAAAGGGTGAAGGCATACAAGCACGCTTACTATCTCCGCCGCAAGGCCGCCCGCCTCTCCGCCAATGCCTGACCCATCCCACAAACCCCACCACCATCAAATCGCAATCGCGCGACTTTATATGCACATCATCCGACCCAATACCAAGCCCGCCCTCTGGTGGCTCTTCCCGTGGAGCTACGCCCGCACCCTGCACACCGCCGCCAACGCTCTCCGGGCATTGTCCGACAGCCAGGAGGAGGCCATCGTCCTCCAGAAGCACATCATCGCCGACCAGTCCGAGGAGATCGCGAACCTCCGGCGCCGCGTCGAAGACCTGAACGAAATCATCCACGGCCCCCGCATCTAAGACCATGGCCGCCTTCCAACACCTCGACGGCATGACCGCCCTCATGTCCGAACTGTACGAAATCAATGAGCGCATCCTGACGGGAGACATCATCTCCGCCAAGGCCGCCATCAAGTCCCCCCGCATGAAGAAGCTGCTCGACCACTATCACGAAGCCTTGTCCGAAGACGGAGCCTCCGCGATCTACCTCGACACCTACGAGGCCGCCGGCAGTTGGGTCGGCCTGTCCTACTCCTACACCCTCCCTGACGGCTTCAAGGTCGAAGGGTCGGTCACTCCCCGACGCGTATGAGTCCCTGCGAACTGATTACTATCGTGCTCCTGGCGTGGATCTATTTCCATTACACGACCAAATGACATTCCCGCTCGGTAACATTTACCGCCAAAACGCCATGAATGACGCATTATGTTACCGCTCGGTAATTAACACGCCACCTACGGCGGTTTAACTTTCACCCCAGATACTCAACCACACTAAGCAAATATGACTAAACCTAAACTACGCAAAAATGCGGAGATTAACCATCCGCAATCTCCGCACGACGGCATCCATACCTGTTCCAAGGGGTGCAATAAGCCGGGTTGCAACCGCGCCCTGCGTGACACCATCGAGGAGCAGGACAAGCAGATCGAGGCGCTTAAGCGTGATGTGCTGGAGAAGACCGCCGAGCTGCGTAAGTCTGAAGAACATAACGAAGCCCTATGTGAGCGTATGCAAGACCTCAACTCAGAGTTGTTCGCCGCCTCCAACATCAACGGGAAACTGCACATGAACCGAGTCCACGACCTCAACCAGATGGGAGAACAATGCGAGGAAATCGCCCGCCTCAATGCCAAGGTCGAGCGGCTGACCAAGGCGGGGGATAACCTTGAGCAAGTCCTTACAGAGATTTCGTATTCTTACAGGGCTGGTAACGCCTCGCACGAATGGCGAGCCGCCAAGGAGGGTAAGCAGTCGTGAACAAAGGCAACTCAACCTTCAAGGGTCGCCCGCCGTCCCGCTTCGCCGTGATCGAGGGAATGAAGCGCGGCCTGACCGCCAAGGAGACGGCCTACGAATACGGCTATAACCTCCGGGCAGTCCAGGAAGCGGCCTCCCGCATGGGCCTGTCCTTCCCCTATGCCGGCGTCGGTCGCCCGCCGAAGCATCCCACCCTCCAAACCCGATGAACCTCGCCTCCCGCTTCTCCGTCGTCGCCCTGCTGCTCTTCGGCCTGACCGCTGAGGCTAAGTCTGATGCCGCCCTGCTGGAAGCCATCGCCCACGTCGAGACCGGCATGGATCGCAAGGCCATCGGCAAGGCCGGCGAGCGTGGCGCCTACCAGATGAAGGCCTCCGCTTGGGCCGATGCTAATATCCAGCTCACCCTCGAAGGCCGCCCGACCTACTCCTGGTCGAATTGGCGGGACGCGACCGCCCAGGACGTGATGGCTTTGGCCTATCTGCGTTGCCTCAGGAAGCGGCTTAAGGCGCTGGGCATACCCAACCCATCCCCCGCCCAACTCGCCCTTGTCTGGAACCGCGGACTGGCCGGAGCGCTGGCCCGAGGTTGGCAGCCGAACGACTACTCCGACCGCGTATCCAATATTTTTAATTCGCAGAAGACACCCGTGCGTTGAATCCTTTGACGCATGGCACACATGGTAATCGCTTGCGACCCCGGCGCCAATGGGGCGTTTGTCTGGTCGGTTGACGGCCACGGCATCGAGACGCGCAAGATGCCCGACAGCGACCCCGATATCTTCGAGCTGATGGCCGACCTGTCCTGCAAGGCCAAGTCGGTCGCCTTGTTCCTGGAGGAGCCTTCCGTCGCCGGCTACGGCCCGCGCATCCCCGGCGCCGCGATCGCCAAACTGCACGGCAACATGAAACTAATCTACGGCATCTCCATGGCCCTCGGCTGGCAAGTCCGCCGCATCGACCCGAAGGCGTGGCAGAAGACCCACCCCGTCGGCAAGAAGGCCGACCACGGCTCCGGGTGGAAGAAGCATCTCAAGGCCCGCGCCAAGGAGCTCTTTCCGAACACCGACGTCTACGACTATAACGCCGACGCCCTCCTGATCTACGACTCCGCCATCCGCGGCGTCATCAACTGACCCTTTCCCAACCTCAATGAAGAAGACCCTCAACACCCCTCCAGCCGAATACCGCGTCATTCCGAACACGCAGTATATCGTGCTTCCCGACCAGCGCATCGCCCGCCTCCTGACCGCGTCCGTCCGCCCGTCCGGCCCGCACTACAACCTCCGCTTCAAGTCCAAGCGCAAGACCTATCAGGTTTCCCTGAAGGCCATCGAAGCGCTCATCGCCGGCTCCGACCCCGACTCCGTCGAGAACGAGTGACCCTTTCCACCGCACACACCATGCCCAAAGAACCCACCACCGCAACCGCCGCCCTTGTCAAAGCCCTGGCGGAGCTCCACAACGTCAGCGCGAACAAGACCGTGAAGGCTAACTTCACCGCCAAGTACGTCTCGCTCGACGTCCTGCTCGACGCCATCAAGCCCATCCTCGCCAAGCATGACCTCGCCCTTCGGCAGCAGATCATCAGCGAAGACGGCAAGGTCGGCGTGCTGACCCAATTCATCCACGCCGACGGCACGACCTTCGACGCCGGCCGACTGCTCCTCAAGGCCGATGGCCTTACCCCCCAGCAGGTCGGCTCCCTGGTCACCTACAGCCGCCGCATCACGGCCTCCACCGCCGCCGGCGTGAGCGTGGACACCGACGACGACGGCGCCGCGGCCTCCCGCCCGTCCGCCTCCGCCCGCCCCTGGACTGCCTTCATCCCCGCCGACCTCAACGCCAAGGCCGTCGCCTACTGCATCGGCAAGGGTTGGCTCAAGGAGAACCAGCCGCTGGTCGATATGGCCCCCGAGCACGTCGCCACGATCCTCGGCAACCAGACCGCCTTCCTCAACGTCCTCCGCCGATGAGCGACCCCATCGAAGACGCCTTCAACAGCCTTCACAAAGGCAATCTGCTCGCCGCCAAGGACGCCCGCATCCGTCAGCTCGAAGAGCGTCTGGAAGGCATCCGCGAGGCCGGCGACGCCCTGTGGTACTGCGTCCGCCACGCCCAGCGCGTGTCCGCCGAGGAACTGCTGGAGGCAATCGAAGAATGGCGCGAGGCCCGCAACCATGGCTGACCATTCCGCCTTCTGGGAGCAGACCGCCAAGGCCGCCGAGACCCGGTGCCAGAACCAGCAGGAGCATATCCAGACCCTGCGCTACGCCGGCAACGAACTCGCCCGCGTCCTCGATGACGTGGCTCAATCCAACCACCTCGACGCCATCGCCAAGGCCGTGGTGATCGCCACCATCGCCAAGTGGAACCGAGCGAAGACCGGGCAACTCTGATGGCTGAAACCCCCAAGGGCATCGAGCGCATCGCCGCCACCGTTCCGAAGCAGTACGCCCTGCTGCTCCTCCTGGACGGCTACCCCTACGTCGAGATGACCGCCCGCCGTCACGCGGACTTCCTCACCGACCTCGCCGCGTGGAAGCGCAAAACCCAGCCGTCCCTCGCCCGCTCCGTCGTCCGCTTCTTCATCCTCTCCCCAGCCGGCGACATCAAGGAGATGACTTTCCACAAATGACCAACCGCGAATACCTCCGCAACCTGCTGGCCGGCATCACCGCCGAGCTGGCCGCCATCAAGCCCGACGAAGACACCCCCAACTTCGACTTCCATACCCTCGAGTCGTGCATCCAGAACGCCATCCGCGAGACGGAGGCGCTCGACCCGGACGCCATCGACGAGGCCTACCAAGTCAAGGCGCTGTATGATCGCCTCAAGGCCATCGTCGTCCACGAACGCATCTTGCGAAATACCCTCGACCGCATCGCCACCGCGTCCCAGGCTTGCCTCGAAGCCTGTAACCGCATCAGCGAACAGGTCGAACAGGACACGCCGCCCGAAGACGACGCCCTATAATTTCCATAACGGGGTCTGATCAACCCAAGGCCAAGAGGGATATAACTGAAAGCAATTGCCCGAGGGCCGCCCAACTTTCCCAACCCAACGCACACCATGCAAATCCCAGACCGCAAAACCTACGACCAGACGGCCGCTCTTAACTACAGCGGCGCGAAGGCCCTCATTATTTCGCCTTTGCACTACCGGGCATATCTCGCCCAAGACCGCGAGCCTACCCCAGCCCTGACGCTCGGCTCGGCCATCCATTGCGCCGTCCTGCAGCCGGAACTCTACGGCTCGCTCTACGCCACCGCCCCCGAAGGCATCGACCGCCGCACCACCGCCGGCAAGGAGGCCTGGGCGACCTTCTCCACCCTCAACGCCGGGAAGACCATCCTCAAGGCCGAAGACGCGCTCGTCGTGGATCAGATGTCCGTGGCCGCCCGCGAACTGCTCGCCCGCCACAAGGTGACCATCGCCCGCGCCGAAGTGATGTATGCCGTGGACTACTGCGGATGCCCGCTCAAGTCCGCCATCGACCTCATCTCCGAAGACGGCTACATCTGGGACTTGAAGACGTGCCAGGACGCATCGCCCAAGGGGTTCCTCGCCGCCGTCCGTTCGTTCCGTTATAACCTCCAGCAACACTTCTACCGCACCGTCTACGAAATCGAGACGAAGGAACGCCCCCGCGGCTTCCGCTTCGCTTGCGTCGAGAAGGAGACCATGGCGACCGCCGTCTACGAGCTCGGGCCGGAATTGACCTCCTACGCCATCGCGGACTTCGAGAAGGCCGTCACCCTCTACAAGTCCTGCACCGCCCTGGGCGAGTGGCCCGGATACCCTGACGAGATCCAGACGCTCGACCTCACCTCGACCAGCGCCGCCACCCCCATCAACTTCGCCTGATGGATTCCCTCCTGACCGACATCATCGGAGTAACCTTCGCAATAATCTATCGCGGCCTTATCATCGCTTGCGCCATCAAATACCTCTACGCCTAACATGAACCAACCCGAAAACGAACGCCCGCCCCTGACCGACATCTCCGTCAGCGGCACCTATAAGCTCAAACTCTTCCCCCTGAAGTTTGGCAAATTCTACGAAGACACCGACCGCGAGACGGGCAACAAGACCGGCACCCTGTCCTACGCCATCTTCTTCGCCGACGACAAGGGCAACTGCCTCCGCAAATACTACAGCAGCCGAAGCCCCAAGGCGCTCAACCTCCTGCGCGCCAAATTCGGCGGCGGCTGGGCGGAAGAGGCCGACATGATCAAGAGCAACGCGTGCGAGGCCGACATCATCGAATTCATGCGTCCGGCCTTCCTCAAGACGTGCCTCGTCGGCGTGAAGGTTACCCCCAACGGAGTCAGCGCCTCCGGCCGTCCCCGTTACAAGTACGACCTTGAATTCCCCAAGGGTTCCCAGAAGCCCGTCGTGAACGACGCCCCCGAAGCCAACCCGCCCTTCTGATGGACAACCGAATGAAGCTCCGCCAGGGCATCGTCGATGCGCTGTTGAAAGCCCCCGACCTGAGCCTCCGCCGTATCAGGCGGAAACTCGGGGTGTCGGCCCGTCAGGTTCGCATCGCCGCCAAGTTAGCCAAGCGCGCCCGCGCCGCCCAAGCGTGACCGACATGGCCCCTCCGACCCTCGTCCTGATCGCCGGCTATGCCAGGGCCGGCAAGGACACCCTCGCCTCGGGAATCCTTGAATGGTCGAAGCGGCCGTCCCGAAAGACCAACTTCGCCGACCACCTAAAGGACGCGGCTAACGACTACCTCTGGGCGCTCAACCTCGAAGGCAACTTCCATAACGAGGCCTTCAAAGTCCAGCACCGCGACTTCCTCGTCTCCGCCGGCAGACTCGCCCGGTCAATCGACCCCGACATCTTCGCCAAGAACCTCGCCTACTTCGCACCCATCCAGCACACCCCTGACGAGGTCGCCCCCGAGACCGTGGTCTGCTCCGACTGGCGCTACGCGAACGAGCTCCGCGTCTGTCAGGACGTGCTCTGGGACTTGGGCTGGCGAGTCCGCACCGTCTACGTCGCCACGGCCGGCATCGGCCCCGCCAATGACGAGGAATTCCGTAGCCTCTGCGAGATCCGCGAGACGCATTCGTTCGACCAGGAGTACGTCTTCGCCCCGAACCATCGCCACGCCATCATCGAGGAGGGACGCCGCTTGGCGCTGTCGTGGCACCTTTGAGCGACGATGACTATGCATGGTGCGCGCGCATAGGCATCAGCCGGCAGCGCGCCGACTTCCTCGCCGCCTGTCCAAAGCTGACAAGGTCGGGCGAACGCAACCGCCCCGCCGACACCTGGCGCCCGCGTAACCCCAACCACAACCTCCAGGTGCTCGCCGGCCACATCTACTTCCGGCTCCGCAAGGACGGGAAGGACATCCGTTGCAACCTCGGCCACGACATCGAACAGGCCCGCGTCAAACGCGACGCCCTGCTCGCCGACTACATGGCTAACCGCCAGACCATCCTAAAGACAAAATGAGCAAGATCACCAAATTCGTCTGGGCTTCCGACAACCACGGGGAACTCGGCTGTCCCGACAGCCTGTCCGCCCTGTATGCCTATTGTGCTGATTTCAAACCCGACATCCGCTTCGGCGGAGGAGATCACTTCGATTGCGCCGCTCTCCGCAAGGGGGCGATGAATGAGATGGAAGGCGTCCGCTCAATCAAGGACGACCTGGAGGCCGGCAAGGAATTCCTCTCGCGCTACCGACCGACGCACGTCCTTTGGGGGAACCACGAATACCGCCTCGAGGTGCTCGCCCGCTCCCATCAGTCATCCGTAGTCCGCGACTTCTGCTCCGACCGCTTCTCAGAAATCAACCGTGCCGCCCGCAAGGCCGGCGCCAAGGTGATCCTCCCGTATCGTCGCGACAAGCCGCTCCGCATCGGCCCCATCACCGGGCATCACGGCATCGGCAGCGACCTCACGAAGATGGGGATGTTTTACGGAAGCGAAGGCGGACTCTTCCTTTGCGGCCACGGCCACCAAGGCCAGCAGGTGAACCTTCCCAAGTACGGACGCGGCGCCGCCTACATGGCCCCCGCCCTCGCCAACCTCGAGCTCCTGGACTACTCCGAGAACACCCTGTCGGCCGCCCGCCATAACAACGGCTTCATCGCCGGCTGGTTCAAGGACAGGGAATGGAAGGCATGGATCTGCCATCGGCTGGGCGACGGCAAGTGGTACTGGCAGACGGAAATCAAAGTCTACACCCCGAAGAAGCGATGAGCAGCATCTCCAAGCGGAAGCTGATTTATACCAGGGCGAAGGCCGACCCCATCCTCGCCGCGGTCATGGCCGACATCCACCGCACCGCCCAGAAGCCCCCGCCCGGATACCTCACCCGCGAACAATGGGCCGGCAAGTGGCGCCTCAAGTCCACCTCCCAAGCGAACGAATACCTGACCCGCGCCGTCAAAATCGGCATCCTGGTCGAGAAGCGGTTTCGCGTGATCAGCAAAGGCCGCATGACGACCATGGCCCACTACGGCCCGCCCCCTAAGCGTTAAAACATTTGACCGCCGACCGCACATCGGCATCCCATCTGACCTCTCTATGCCTCTCCCCGCCTCAATCGAAGCGGAACGCCACATCCTCGGCGTCCTCCTTCGCGATGCCATCCCCCTCCCAGCCGGCCTCCTGCCTTCGGACTTCCACGAGCCGAAACATCAGGACATCGCCTCGGCCATCGCACGGCTCGCCGAAGCCGGCGTCGCCCCTGACGAGCTCATCGTCACCCAGCGGCTCCGCGAAGCGAAGTCCGCAGCCGAAGCCCACTACATCAGCGAACTGACCACGATCGTCGGGCAGTCCTCCCTGAACCCAGCCTGGGCGGACGACATCAAGCGCAAGGCCGCCCTCCGCCATATCTCCCTGACCGCCGCCCGCCTCCTCGAGCACGCGAACGAAGACGGCGCCGACCCCGAGGCTCTGGTCGCCTTCACGGAAGGTTCCCTCAAGGCCGCCA